CAACTTGTTCATGTGCGTCGGGATCTCGATCGCGATCGGCGCACCACCAGGTGCGTGATCCACGTAGTTCTCCTCGAGCCCAGGCAACTTCAACTCCTGCAACACCAGATGCGTCGAGATGCCTGCCGTACTCTTGCCGCCCGTATCACCGCAAATGACGTTCGCGCTTTCCATTACATAGATCGTTGCTTCTGCAGCCATTGGCTTCTTCCTTTCTCGGGGATGATGGGCGGGCGCTTACAGTCGTCCCGACAGTTTGAAGCACGTCAATTCGTGCTGCCCATCAAGAGTGTTTACGAAGTCGCGAGATTCAGTTGCGACGCGAGATCCGCAACCATCGAGTCGATCGCCTCACGATAACGAGCGGACTCGATCGTCAGGTGCTTGAGGACCGGCGGCTCTTCTGCCTGGAAGCCGACGGTGAGATGTCCGAGCCTGATCTGCTCCGGCGAATTCCCGGCTGTCTTGAAGTTGACGTGATAGCCGAGAATGTGGTTGTCCGCCTGCAGATCGCGCAGGAAGAAACTCATCGTATTGAGGATCGCCTGGATGGTGTGGCCGATGATGTTGTAGCGACCCAGGAAGTAACGCAGTGCACGCAGCATGCCGAGGTGGATGTAGTCCCGACCTCTCATCACATTGTACATCTGCCAAATCGGGTCTTCGCCAACATTGTCTGTACTGATCAGTACAAACCCACCCGATGCAATCGCGAAATCGTCACCGACCTCGCCACGAATGAGCGCGCCGATATTCGCCGCGAACAATTCCTGCGCCTCGTTGGCCGAGTCGGTCAGGTTGAAACCGATCTCGCGGTTTGGCGAGATGATCCCCTGCACCGCCTGGTTGGCTGCGCTGTGGAATGGCGCACCGGTCTCGTGGTCGCGTCGGACCATGATGCCGGCCATCCTGGGCGCGAGCGGACGAATGACGATGTAGCTCGTCACCGGATCCATCACGCGACAGCCGCCGGAGAGTGCGATCAGCCGATGGCTCTGCATGGTCTCACGACAGTCAATATCATTCTGGAATGAAGACCCTGCCGACTCCACGATCATGTGGCCGAGCAACTGATTGCAGACCGGCGTAGCCGTAGCGACCACTGGATTAGCGCCGGAGACCACCGTGGCAGTATATGCCGCGAGCGTGCCGGTCTCGGTCCAGACAATGTCGAACGACGCACCGCTGCCAGTGCCGCTGGTGGCGATCGCCTCCTGCGGTGTATCCGGCGGATCCTCGGTGCCGATGACGAAGCCGGAACTGGAGACGTTCGCCGTAAGAACCTCGCCACCCGCGCCGACCGTGACAACCGTGACCATCACCTGGTTCGGCAACACTAGTTGTTCACCGACGCCGTAGCCGATGCCGCCGGAATCAACCGTTGTCGATTGCGCCATATGGCCGGCAGGAGGCACCGTGATCGTCGGAGGCGTGTCGTACCATGCGCCAGGCATGTCGAGCGTGATCCCGCCAAGTTGTCCATTGGAAAGACCATAAGCATGGCCCTCTGCCTGGACGGCATCCGGCCCGCCGCCAGAAAATTCGACGGGATAAAGATGATCCGTCACGTAGCCAGATCCTGGTGCGGTGCGCTCGATCGCGCCGACACCATTCGCCATCTGCGAAGTGTAGCCAGGCGCGATCAAGATACGCGGCGTGAAGCCAAGTTTCTGCGAGCTCTTGAGGAATGCCCACATGCCGGTGCCCTGCAAACTGTCGCCAGCGATCTTCGAGATCGTTTGCTGCATCTTGATATCTGGATCGACATCGGTGCCCTCAGCCGTTCGCACGATCACGATACGCGCAGCGAATTGCGTCTCGCCGAGTTGATCGTTGATGCCGCGAACCGCGTCCGACAGGTAGCCCATATCACCAAGCTTCCTGGTCTTGGTGGTGTCGTTCGAATTCAAGAACACCGGAGTGTCGTACGGAAACAGCGCCGCATCAGCCAGCGGCGCGGGGCCGATGATGCCGATGGTGGAAAGATCGGCGGCCAATACCGGACGCGCGCCTTCGTCAACTTTTCGAATACTGATTCCAAAGACCGGATCTGCCATTGTTGTAGTCTCCTGTTAAAGCTTGGAAGTTAGATCACGTGAGCTGGCGTCATAATCTCAAGAGCCTTGACCGTCAGCGCGTGCAGTCTCACTGACAGTACGAGCACCGGCTCGGCTTGCGCTGACTGCGCCGAGAAGATGCGAATCTCGCGAACGTAGTCGCCGATCACCTGATCCTGGACGATCGGCGTCACCACCACCTGGCCGGCTGGATTGATCTCCAGTGATGTCGTCAGCATCTGCAGAGGCGACACCGGCACAACGGAATGCGCTGGCGGGATTGGTTGCGTTTGCCTTCCTTCGAAGAATGCCGTGTCGGCCATGTTCGCTCCTGTTACTGCAATGCCTTGATGACGTACGTCGAGACGTTGACCATGCGACGAATCGAGATGATGAAGGTGTGGCCGTTGACGGTGGTCAGCAGATCGCCCGTGTTGGTGCCGACCGTGAAGCCACTGAATGCGATCGCACCAGCGCTGGCTCCGTTGACAACCATGAGATCGACCGCGCAATCCGTTGACGGAGCGTTAACGGTGAATGGGCCAACATTGCTGATGCTCTGGTAATTGCCATTGAACGGATTGATGGTGACGTTTCCCGCAGGGGGCACGAACACGTTGAAGTTAAATCCGCCTGAGATGGTCTGGCCGCCAGTTAGCGATAGCTTGGTGGCACCCATGCCGGTGACCAGGTTGTCAACGTAGCTCTTGGTCGTTGCGTGCAACGGCTGTGATGGCGGACCAGCCAGCGTCAGAGGGCCGGTCATCACAGCGCCCGAGGATGACATCGATCCCATCAAGTATTCGTTCATCCTGGCGCGCGTCCATGCCGTCGTCGCCAGCATGTTGTCGTTCGAGCCAACCACCGGATGCGCTCCTGGCTGCGGTGCCTCGAACGCCGTGGTGCCGTCCTTACGAACGTAGTTGAAAAGATCGATGCCGGATTCTTCCAGATCCTGCGCGACCTGCATAATCTCCGCGTGCTTTGCTACGACCTCGGCGTGATCGATCACCACCAGATCATGCATTGGCGCGACTGCATCGTGATAAAGCTTAGTGCTGTCTGCCATGCCTGGCGTAGACGACACCACCCAATCATCGAACGGACCAGGGTTGCCATGCAGTGCGGTGATCGTCACCTCCAGGATACCGAGCTTCTGGTCATAGGACATCGTGCGCGCGATCGCATAGTCATCCGGCGTATGCTCGATGATCAGGTACGGTGAAGGCGTGAAGGTCTCTCGCTGCACGCCTTCTTCGACGGTGAAGGTCATGTAACCCATCCCCAACTGCATCATGCCGGTGATCGGCGCGAGCAGGAAGCCGAGTTGCGTAACCTCCAGGATGTCCTTCGTCGCAGGGATCAGGATCTCGTTCATCCGCAGCAATGCGGCGGCACGAATATCCTCGTTGACACCAGCAAGAAGATCCTGCGTCGATTCCAGATCCTGGAAGCGGCCTTCAAGCGAAGGCAGCAATCGCTTCATGTATGGAAGCAACTGCGTGCCTGGCTTCAATTCGAATTCTTCGTCAAGCCGCTTCAATGCCATTGCGGTTACGCCTTCTTCTTGGCCTTGCCCGACTCTGCCGCGCTCGGTGCCACGTCAGGAGACGCTGGTGTGTCACCGAGCTCCACCGCATCAACGATGCACGGCTGCACCTCTGGATCGAGGCACGTCTCTCCGGTCATCTGGTACGACTTTGCCGGAGCGAGAACACGGCCAGCGAACATGCACGCCTTGCCGAGCGTGACCTGGTAGACCTTGCCGGCAACGAACGTTGGAATCGCCCGTTCGCTCTTCTTGAGCTCCGGCGGAGAATCCTCCGACGGTGACGCTGGCCCGCCGATGACGATCACGCGATCGTCCACCCACTCACCCTTTCGCACTTCGCGCCGCGAGCCCTTGCCGTTTGACGGAGCACTCGGCAGCGCCTCCCCCGTGACGCCGCCTGGATTCAACTTCGCTCGCGCCGCTTCAACTGCCGCCTCATCCATCGGCATGTTGACGTTGCGCTGCGGATATTCAAACGTGGCCATACTGGTATCTCCCTGTTTTACGCGACAGCCACGTCAATGCGCTCGCCAACCAGATAGCAAGCGTTGACGTTGTCGGTTGTGCCTTCCATTCGGATCTTGTAGGCGGTGATCGCAGTGCCGCCGAGTGCCGTTAGATTCCACGTGCACGAGCGCACCAGCACCGTCGGATCATCAGGATCGATTTCATCCTGGATCAGTGACGGTGTGCGCACCACCGTGTAGCCAGCGCCGGTCAACAGCCTGGGCACGAAGGTATGGTACGGAGCGCCGCGCCAACTCTCCAGGCGGAAATCACAGTAGACCGTGGTCACCGCGCCAGGCGTTGTTCGCGCCGTCGAGATGTGCCGGAAGTCACTGCGTGGTCGTGATGTCTCCCAACGCGAGTTCGCCGCTACACCGATGCCAGGCATTTCGTCCGTGGTCCCAACCAGGGTTACCCTGAACGGCAACAGCGGCGGCAATGCAACAAGCGGATTGGTGTCGTAGTAGCCGAGCGGCACCCACGCGCCATTCACCTGCACCTCGAAATTGATCGTGGTGCCTGGCGGACGCGTCGAGTCGAAGTTGAGATCGATCTGCGAGATGCCACCGTTCAATTCCAGCGACAGCAATTGCGCGGTGCAATGCGTGGTGCGGAATTTCGCGAAGTACAAGCGGAAGGCCAGATCCTTGGTGAGATCGCCGATCGACCATGCGCCATCGGTCGATGTGAACATCGAGCCTTGGGCGAATTTATTATTGTGAACGATCGACACGAAGTGGTTGCCAGGCGTCTGCAGGACGAACGCGTAGCGCTGTCCCTTCGCAAGATACGTCGGGATGAAGTCGAACTTGGTGGCGTTTGGTGATGCGCGCAACAAGTCCGCAGGCTTGGTTGATTTCGCAATCGTTCGTTCGAAGTTCGGTGCACCGGCCTCGTTACATTCGCAGATGATGCAATGCACGTCGCCAGTCGCCGCGACCCTGGTAAAGAAGATATCGACACCGGTCAGCCAGCCTCCCTGGGAGTTGAGGTAGGTCTGCGAGATGATCGAACCCGACAGGCCTTCAACGGTGATCACCTGCCGCCAGTAGTACGAGTCAACGATCTCATCGACCCAGAACTGCACCAGGCGCAACACCGTGTGGTTCGGATTGTCCATCACGTCCAGGATCTGGAACGTCTCGTTGCCACGCGTCAGGATGTTGCGCACCGGATCGTAGATCAGATCGGTGTTCGGCGTGTAGCCTCCCACCGCAGCCGGCGGCATGCCAACGTTGGTGCCGTAGTCATGACCAGCCGGCGCAAACCACCAGACGCCGTTCGAACAGACCACCATCGGCGTGCCCCAGCGGATCCTGGTGCGGGTCTTGGCGCAGAGCTCCCAGGAAATCGTCTGGTACTGAAACTGCGAGATCGACATTTCCGAATCGCGACCGAGCACCTCGATGCGCGCGATCTGGTCATAGACCGGCAACACGAAGTTGGACTGGTTGACCACCGCTGGATCCATCGGGTTGAGCAAACCCATCTGATCGCTGCGCATGGCGGCAGGTGGAAAGCGTACGCCCTCCTCGACCTTCGCAAGATAATCGACGTTGACGATGTCAGATTCATCCGCTGTCAGGAAGTGATCCGCGCCCCACATCGAATAGGTGTCGGGCAAACCAACCTTTTCCTTCACGCGCGCAATGTCGGAAGCGATCTTCAACACGAACTTCATGCCGGCGGTGCCGTTCAAGCGCACAGCGAGCGCGGCCATGTCAGTCGCCAGCGTGTCGAGCCGTGACGCGGTCTGCGTGCGCCAGGCGTCGAACTCGTTCAAGCGATCATCTAGGTTGGCGAGATTCGGCGCGCGGTTCTCGTCCACCATCTGGATTGAGACGATGCCAGTCGAGTCCAGGAGGATCCAGCACACTGCCAGCGTGTTCGACGCGATCGACGGATGCTGAGGATCCGGACCCTCGGCACCAACCACCGTAGAGACGTTCGCCCAGCGACGGCTTTCCGTGGAGACCACGCGCGCGACAGTCGCCCTGGTCACCGGATCGGTCAGGAAGGTTCTCGGCTCGGTGTCCGTCTCGATCTCCTGGCCCCACACCACCACGCCGACATAGCGCCGCGTCACCACCGGGAG